TATCAATGTTTTGTTTATATTATCTATATTAATATTTATCCGTAAATCTCTAAGATTTTTAATAATATCATTATAATTTTTATCATTGATATTATTTATAATTGAAAATAAAGATAATTCAATAGTTGGTGTAGCAGTCTTACTGTTGGTTTTTAATATCTGGGTTATTGTATCAACTGATTTAATTGTCAAATCAATTAAAGAACCTATTTCTTTTATGATATTGAAAAAAGTAAAACGAGGATTATTTATAACTATTTTTTCTATTTTTGCTTTTTTATATATAATTTTTTCTGGTTTTTCAGATTGGTTCAAATTGGTTAAATATAATCTTATTTCATTTAAATCAGTCTGTGAAATGTTATCTAAATTATAATTATATTTCTGTAATAATAAATTGAGACTTGTGTAATCATAATTATTATTATCTATTTTATCTAAAGGTAGTTTTATTTTATAGTCTTTTAATAATTTATCGAAATCATCATAATCAATTGATGACAAAGATTCGTGTTTTATTGGTTTATGTAAATGAGCCATTATTTTATCATTTAAATAATCCTCTAAAATTGTGATAGGACTACATAAATACACTGCTAAAACAGGAATATTGCGCTCATCATCTTTAAATATTATATATTTATTATCATCTGACATTTCTATAATAGTTTTTTGAGTAGCTTCAAAAGTTAATTTACCTTCAATATTATAATTCAATGGAAACCATAATTTATTTTTTGATTTTAATGCAAGATTTATATCTGCGATTTTATCATTTTTCTTTAAATTTGATATAAATGCCGCTATATCATCTTCTTCGAAATTACCTCTGTCTGCATCACTTATAACAATGAAATTATTAACATTTGGCTTGTTTCTGTTGATTATCTCATAAAACAATTTAACAAAGTTTTCTGTTTTAAATTTATTTTTAACAAAATTAAAAATTTCATTATAAATCTCTTCTTTAGAAAATGCTATAAAATTTGGATTTACTTTTACTAATTCTTCCATACTCACCAATTCATAATATTCAATTTCAGGAATATCTTCATCTAGATATATAATTTTATCATCTGATGTCTGTAATTCATCTAATGAAGATGTTTCAGTTTCAGTTTCAGACGATGAATAAGATGTAGAAGTAGATTTCGATGACATAATCTATTATTATTTAAAGATATTTTATAATAAATCAATTATTCTTATTATCAACTTATGATTATGAATATTAATAAGTCATTATTAATATTTTTAATGATTTCTTTTATTGTATATTCAGATACCTTAGATCTTAGAACTGTAAAACAATTAAATTCTACGAATTCTACTAATACTACACCAAAACTTGTTTATAATCATATTTATAATGCTGTGGCTTTTCATTTTTATCAATATTATGCTAGATGTGTTTATAAAACTATTATAGCATTAATTAATAGCACATTAATGAGTATATTAATAAGTTTATATAAATGAAGCTTTATTTAAAGATTTTTGTTATAATAATAATTAATGAATTATTTATTTATTCTAGTTTCGTCTTTAACTTGGCTTATTGCTAATCCATTTACATTTCATATTCAAAATCATTATTCAAATATAGCGGCTAATATTTTTAATGTTAATAATTATTTGAACACTAATCCAAATGCATTTAATAGTATTAATTATTATAATAAAAATAATAGTATCTGTTTTAATCTTAATCATAAAAATAATTTAACTTATCTTATGAAAGATAAGCATAATTATATGGTTTCATTTACTATTTTTAAATATAAATGTTTATTGTTTTTAAAAGCTACGCCTATTGCTTACAATTATACAATTATTGATGTAGATTTGAGAAAAAAAAGAATTGATAAAAATCATAAACTTAATTTTAATCATCATAATAGAATAAATAACATTATTTATAAATACATATACAATAATATTATTACAAAAGATCAAGAACCATTATCAATTGAATTATTTAAATATTTTAATAAGTACTGATAGATTGTTTGCAAGAAAGTAAATAATTAGGTTCTCCGTAAGGATAACCAGGAGAATAGTTTTTATTTTTTTGATTTAAATCTTGCCATTGATTTAAATTGCTTTCGGTTACAACTCCTTCAGATTTTTGAGGATTAAATACAGCAACATCTTGTGGAGTTTCAATTAAAGGAATATGATTATCTTTCGCAACCATTCTATAATTAATTCCGATTCTATCAAATTTTTCGATTGCTCGGTCTTGTGGATTCCAAAATAAAGGATCATATCGATTTATTCCGGTTTCTTTGAGGGTGCAAGGTGGATTAGATAACCGACAAGATTCAGTAGGAATACCACACTTTCGATAATCTTTATTTATATTTGCTCTGCAACCTGTTGCAACATAAGTATTTGGTGCATATGCATTCTTATTACATTTAGAATTTTTATAATTTAAACCTGCTAATTCGCTCGAATCATCAACTGCTTTTTTCATAGTGCAAGTATTTTGACCATAGGCCTGAAATCTAATATAAGGATCGTCAGGAATAGTAATACCGCAATCGGTGCAATCATTATAAGGAGAAGTTAATTGATATACTCCTGGATATATAGAGCGGGTTAATTCTTCCTGATAACCTCCGAAATCATATTTCATTCTTGTATCATTGGGGGTATTCATATTTCTATTATTAACAATTATTTATTTTTAATGGTGGCGGCAGTGGTGTTGAACGGTACATTATTGATTGGCAACTTGGTAAATGTTTCATTGATTGATCAATTGGATCTGTTTTATCATTTGTTATTATTCCATTCTCACTTGGAGTATATTTATTTGTAGGGCAACGGGTTAATATACGTGTTTGACCTCGTAATTCGCTATCTAAATCAACTAAATTGCCTTTTATGTGTGAAACAGATGTGCCACCGACTAAGCCTAATTGATGCATACATTTATTGCTATTTTCATATCTGTAAGGAGATAAAATATAACTTAATGTATCTACACTTGATTTTAAATCAACTTTATAAGAGCAATTATCATATTTTGTTCGATTAAAACTCATTTATATTCTATATTATTATATTATTTTTTAATTATTTCTATTAAAATTTAATCTATTTATATAAGATCTTGTATCTTCACCTCCATTCGTCCAAATAGGAACAATATGATCAGGATTTTGAATATCTTTCATACAATCAACTAAAGGGATTGGTTGTTTTATTTGTCTTTCCATTATAGCCTTTTTATTGCATTCATTCATCATTCCTGAATCTGAACCAGCTAATATGTCTAGTTCTGCATTTATATCACCTGATTGCGCCTTAAATAACGGACAAGCATTGAATAAACGACGAAATAACTGTAATCGACATCTATCACGGGTAACACCATCAGTATTATTAACTAATTTGCTATAATCATCTATTAAACAAGCATCTGCTAATCCATATCCCGGACGACCTCGCAAATTAACGTGATCATAGATAAAATCAGGCATTCGAACTTCAGGAGCCTTACAATCAACCAGTTGTGTTGAAAAAGTCATATAATTATTAATTTTATTATTACCATAATTTTTAGATTCTTCCCAGCAACTATCCGAACACATGTTATTTTGTTTATCAAAGAAACTTGTCATTTTGTTACTTTATCTAATTATTAAATTATATATTTAAATTATATTCTTGTAACATTGGAAACCATTATTTTCTTTACAACTTTTATCACGATAAAATAACCAATTTTCATAAGATTTTCTATCATTTGGTATAGTAGTCGCCGGAACTGTATAAAATTGGCGTTCCGAAAAATTTCGTTCATATATATCATTTATATCTTTGTAGATATTCTGTTTGAAATAGGCATTAACATTATTTTCAATATCACGCTCATTATAAGGACAGGCTTTTATATCATTATTATTATTATTATAATCTACAATTGTCGGATTCATAAACGGATTATCAATAGACGGTTTGACACATATTTTATTATCTATTATCGCCAAATTTCTATTACTCAAAGTTTCATTTGTTTCAATTTTATTTTTTTCATCAAATAAATAAACATAAAATAAAAATATTATTAATACTATTCCAATTAATATATATACCAATTGTTTGAATATTAGCGTAAATACTATACTTAAAAATATTATTAAATATACGATTGCTATTATTTTTTCCTTAAAACTCATATTAATTAAAGGAATTATATTCATCATTCTATTTACAAAAGATGAAAAGAAAAAAAATTTATTTTTTAAGTTTGTTTTGTAATTTTTCTTTTTGCATTAGCTTCTTTAAAGCATTCATATTTACTGCCGTTTTTTGTTTTCTACCACCTCCACCGCCACCCATTCCGCCTTTCATCATCATATTCATCATATTCATCGCCATATTCATTCCTCCATCTCCTCCTCCGTCGTTATTATCACCGGCGCCTCCAAATAATCCTGGCAACATCGACGCAAATTTCATCGCATCTTTCATTATCGCTTCTTGAGATAATTCACCGCTTGAAATTTTATTTGACATCTTTTGACTTACATTCGTAAATAATTCACCAAAACCACTGTCCGGTTTTGCTATAGCCTTGAAAATATCACCCTCTTCGGTTATTGACTGTCTAAGTTTTGTTAGATCTACATCTTCAATGATTTCTTTTGCAATTTTACCAATTGTAGTATCTTTTAAACTATCCATATTAGGCATACCAGTATTTTCATCACCAGTTTTAATATTATCCTTCTTTAGTTCATTTAATCTTTGTAATACCTTCTTTACATTCTCGTTTTCAACATCAATCTCTGTTTCCTCTTCTACTTCTTCTGTTACCTTTTGCAAAATCTTAAGAATTTTAGTTATTTCTTCTTCGGTTAGATCATTCGTATAAATATATAACACACATAAATAATGATGTGTTATAAAATCATTTCTTAGCAATTTTACAACATCCTTTATTGTTATATCCTTGTAAATTTCTATTTTATTGTTATTATCATCTTTTAACCAATCATTACACTTATCCTTTTCAACATTAATATAATCATCCCAACAATTTGCTGTTTTTTCCTTAAATAGCTCGATATATTCACTTGATGTTTTATCATAAGTCTGATAATTATCTTTGATTGTCTTTAAAACTCGTTTAGCAGTCTCACTGTGTGTACGGTGTTTTTTTGCCACATTCTTAAGCTTCTTTAGCAAATCAATGTAATATTGATTGAATATATATGTCGTTGTTAAAGTAGATGAAGCCATATTTATTATGTTTTAATTTTAATTAAATATCCTTAAATATATTTTCTCTTTGTTTTTGTAATTCGTCAATAGATGGTAATGACCTCTGAGTTTTTTCTGTGTCTATTTTAGCCATCTTAGGAATTTCGTTAGAATTTGGATTATCTAAAGTTTCCCATTTATATAATCTATCTTTGTTTATATTCATCGAATTTATATTATCATCTGTAATATCACTATAATTATCAGCTGTTATCGATCCTAAAGAAAATGATAATGGCTCATCATTTTCTTTTGTTTGAGCTATTGGTATTGGTGATATCATTGAACTAGCTTCAGATAAATCTATTTTTTCTCTTGTGTTTTTTGTGCTCGTAAATAAATAACCTCTGTTAGGCAATAATAAATAATCAAATACTGCTTTACCGTATATTATTTCCTTTGTTGGTATAAACATCAAAGCAGGCACAGCTGTTATTTTATGTTTTATTTTATTTATAATACTATCAATAACAACCAATTTGATTGTCTTCTTTTTATCGTGCAATTTTATGGTATCTAATAACACAGAACAATGTTGACAGGATTCACTATAAAATAATATCATTTTATTAAAAATAAATGATATAATAATATAATAAAAATTGACATAAAATTAATATTATTTAATTTAAATAAAGAATAATGTTCAAAAATTATAATTATGATGCAAAATCAAATAAAAACTCGTTTGATATTCAAAATATGGATTTATCAATTGTTAATGGTATTAGACGGGTTATTTTAACTGAAATTGAAACAGTCGGATTTTATGGAGAAGACGAACCTTCTGTTGAAATTCATAAAAATACCGGACCTCTTCATAACGAATTTATGAAACATAGAATCGGATTGATTCCAATTTATGTAACTGAAAAAATTACTGATACTTATACAGATAATGATTATTCATTTGAATTAAATGTTCTTAATGATGGTGCTACAACTGTTAATATTACTACCGCCAATTTTACAGGAACTTATAAAGACAAACAATTAACAGCTAAAGAATTAAACGAATTATTTCCCGCTAATCCTATCACTAAACAACATATTCTTATTACTCGTCTAAGAGCCGGCGAACATCTTCATTTGACTGCTACAGCCATCAAAAAAACAGCTAAAACAAATGCTTCTTTCTCTCCTGTTTCGCTCGCTAATTTCTATTATATCGAAGATCCAAAAGAAGCAGCGAAAGCTTCTAATATCCTAGATAAACAACGATCTTATTATAAAAATGAATATGGCGATCCTACATTAATCAAATTTGAAATTGAACCAATAAATAAATTGTCCTATGTTTATCTTTTCTCTAAAGCTATTCAAATCATTATTTCTAAATTAAATAAAATTATTACTGATATAGATAATATTACTATTGAACCGGTTCCTAATAATCCATTTTCAGTTAATTTCCACATCGATAACGAAGATGATACTTTAGGCAATCTTATTCAATCCATTGTTCATAATAAATATATTCGAGCCAATGAAAAATTTAATAAAATTATCTGTTCATATATCGGTTATATCTGTCCACATCCACTAAAACAACTTATGATTATTCGTATTACCCTAGAAGACCAAACAAATCCTAATATATTTAAACAATTCTTAACAGAAAATTGCGAACAAATCATTAAAGAATTAAATTTAATCGACGAATCTTGGATTAAATTTAATTCTCAAAAAAATAAAAAAAGTACCTAAAAAGCAACTGGTGTCTTAAAATAACATTGAACCTTCATCTCATATTTATAAAACATTGGATGAATAATATGATGAATATTTACAGGTGATGTAATAATATATGTACGCTTCTTTTTGTCACCTTCACCCTCATCGCTTACTTTACATAAATTAAAAGGGCATCGACCTTCCTTAATTGAATTATAAATATCATTTGTTACTGTTTCGACAATTTCTGTTACAGGAACTTCAACAATATATTCAAAATGATTCATTATTTTTTATAATTATAATAATTATTATAATTCCTTAAGTAATTTATTATATAAATTATATTCAATTTCTGAATGAACTAATTTATCATTAGTATCATATATGAAACTATTCATATCATACTTATATTTAAATTGTGGATTAAATTCCTGATATTCTTTTTGATTATAGGTATCATAATCTCCCTTTAAATTACATTCATTAATTACTCCAATAACCTTAGCCATAATAATAGTATGTTTAATTCCATTTGATATTATTAAAAATTTCATATGTCTCGCTAAAGGTTTGTTTTCTCTATAAATCAATATATCAATTTCTAATAATAATATTCCTTTATCGTCTATTTTCTGTTTATATCTAATTAATGAATGTTTGATAATGTTGAATTTATTTTTATCGTTTGGCAAATCAAATGTATTATGCTGAACTAATTGTTTTAAGTAAATAATTATTTGTTTGTAATATGGATATTTATTGTCATTAATCCAATTACTCCAATTATTTCCCTCAATTATGGTAATTATCTTATTATAATCTATTTTCAATAATTCGGCAAATTTTGATTCTAACTCGTCATTGCCATAATCATAATAATTATTTTTATCGTTTTTTAATACTATATCATAAGGTAGATTCGATTTTATTTCAAATGATGGATATTCATTCGTATTTGTATAATTTTTATTACCTACAAAACATTCGATATTTATATTTATGATATAATAAAAGATTATTAAAAGCAAAATAATTATTAAAAATTTATATATCAGCAACATCTATATTTAATATGATATTTATTTTATAGAGAATGATATTTATAACTATTTTAGTGTATATACTAATAATCTTATTGTTATTTCTTTTGAAACCTTCTATAATGTTCGATATGCACGGCAATATTAAAACATATAATTCTAAATCATTAATGACCTTAGATTTGATGTATCCATTAATAGCACTTTTATGTTATTTTTTTGTATTAGTTATAAAAATAAGTTTAGTTTCTTAAAATTAATGGATTTTATTAAAAATTGGATTTTAACACCTAGAACTAAATTAACTACAGATTCTTGTCTGTTTGTTACTGGTAATTCTGGAATAGGTAAAACTTTCAATATTAATAAATTGTGCAATGATATGAATCTGTTTATCGTTAATATCAATAGTTGTAATTGCTGTTCTTCTAAACAACTATTGGATTTATTAAACAAATCATTTACATCTTCTCTAATTCAACAATTGACAAATAACACACAAAAAAAGATTATTATTATCGATGAATTCGAAACCTTATTATCATTTGATAGTACTATGAATATACATCTATTAAATTTTCTTAATACTACTCATAAACATATTCCTATTATTTGTATCGGATCTAATAATATCAAACTTGGAGAAATTAAAAAAATATGTTCTTTTTATGAATTTTCAAATCTTTCAATCGATGAAATATATAACATTCTAATTAAATACAAATCTTCAATTACATATGATGAAACCTTAGAAATTGCCAAAAATACTAATTATAACATTAAGAATTGTATTCAAATTATTACAAATACTTATTATAATAATAGTGATGACTTTTTAGATATTGGCGAATTATACGCTAATAATTTTAATCGCGATATTTTCAAAAGAATTATTTACAAAGACCAATGGTTAATTCCTTTGAAATTTCACGAAAATTTGATTACTGAATTGAATACAAGAAATGTATCAAAAATACACAAAAATAATCATTACAAAAAATTTATAAATAATTTTTGTTATTTTGATATATTTATGAACAAAAATAATGATATTGCCATTGATTATTTTATTAGTAGCATACACTTCCTGTTTTTATTAGCTCATAAAAATAATAAAAACAACTCGTTAACTAATTTCACAAAATTATTAAGTTATTTATCATTACAAAAAAAAAATAATAAAAAAATTTATAAATTAAATATTCCAACCAGTCAATTTTGTGGAAATTATCATTTGAGTATTATTAATAGAAAATTTATTTATTAATAATAGATAGTCATAAATTTAAAATGGGTGATACTACTAGCGATTCAGAACGTATTTTTGATGCTTTTTCAAATGCTACCAACAATGTAATAACAAGTGCCACTTCTAAAATCAATGAAGTATATTATACAATGTCTAATAATAGTACTCTTTTTATTGGTCTTTTTGCTGTTGTTGTTATAACTGTTATAATCGCTGCATTATTGTATACTTATCTCGGTTGGACGCTATTTGCTAAAGTTGAAAATAGCGTTGATGGCACTAAAGTACCTATATTAGGGAATCAATTAAATAAATTTGTCGCAAATGTTAATAATACTGCTAATGGCACGCGCAGAAGTTTTTCATTTTGGATTTATATAAATGATATGACCAAATTTAAAGGTCAATATAAGAATGTTCTAGGTTTAATCAACGACAATACAGAATTTGCTTCAAACAAATGCTCTCCTCATATCTTTTTAGATAAAGATAATAATTCAATGTATATCCGTTTTACAAATAAATATGATAAAGAAATTAGTCGAAAATGTGCCGATTTATCAACTGATAGTACCTTATTGAATTACTTAAAAAGTGGTATCGAAATTAAATATGTACCATTACAACGATGGGTTCATATTGCAATAGTATGTAATACTGATTCATTTAAAACTACTGTATATGCATATGTAGATGGCGATTTAGTTAATACAAGATATGATAAAGAATTGTTTGTTTTAAGTAAATATGCAAATGACCCTACTAAAACATCAGTTCCAGCAGAATTAAATGATATAAATTTAAATACATCTGGCTTTTTATTTGTGGGTTCAAACCCTGATGGTATTTGCGGACCTGGATTTTCCGGACTAATATCAAATTTTAGCACTTTTAATTATGAACTTAATAATAAAGATATTTATGCTATATATAACAGAGGTCCTATAAATGGATTTTTAGCAGCGTTAGGATTAGGCGCATATGGGGTTAGAAGTCCTATTTATAAATTATAATATCTATAATAAAATTAGATATGATAAATTCGGTAGTACAAATAATATTATCTATATTTTTAATTGCCATAATGGCATTTATTAGTTATTCTATCTATAATAATGAAGTTATCAAAAATATTACTATAAATACAAGTACAAAAAAACAAGTCAAAATATTTACAGGTATATTAGATTATACTAAAGACAATAATATAGATATTGAAACTTATGATCCTACAAATAAATCCTATCTTGATATTAATCCATCCATTAATCAAAATGGAGGTGCAGAATATTCTTATAATTTTTGGCTATTTTTTGATGTAACTGGTGGTGATAAAACTATAGTAACATTAACACCCACTGATTCTTTATCATCATATTCAAGTGGTAGTGTTGCGGATTATAACCCAGACTTTAAATATAGATATATTAATTTATTTTATAAAGGAGAACAAACTTATATACCTATCAATACTAATGCTTTAGAATGTGAACAGAATTCTAATCTTAAGGACAATGTTAAAGAAAACATTTTTATTAAAAATCCTTTGGTAAAAATTAGAAATGATGCTAAAGATATTATTGTAGAATATAATAATATTAATTTTCCAGAAACTTATAATACAAATGCTATACCTTTATCTTGTAGTCCTTCAGGTAATGCAAATAATGATCTTAATAATAGAAATAAAAATAAATTAGGCATCAAAGATATTGATGTTGAAAAATATAAACAAAAATTTAATATGATAACTATTGTATTTCAAGAACAACCCAAAAATGAAGATATTTTTAATAAAAATAGTGCTAATTGTAAAGTTTATTTTAATGGTGTTTTAATAGAAGATAGATTAGCTAATACTGCAGCTATTGAATCAACCTCAGAATATAATAAAGCATTGAAATCTAGAGTTATGAAAAGTAATTTAAGCAAATTACATATAAATCCAAATCCAAATAGTAAAGCATTTTTAAATAGAGACTTAAAAACTCGTAACACATCATCAGTAGAAGATTCAAATAAAAAAATTAAAATATCACCCTTACAAATGGCTGATTTAACATATTATAATTATGCTTTAACAGTCAAAGAAATAAAAGCTATATATAACAAAGGCTTTAATACAAACAGTGTTACCTATACAACGAATGTATACGATAATGTACTTTTCCAAAAAGGTAAATATATAGAAGGAGAACCTATAGCAAATAAAACAGTTAAGGGTATTTAAATACCTTTTATTATATTAAATGGGTGCCGGATTACTTCAATTAGTAGCTAAAGGAGGTTTGAACGATTATATTGTAGTTAATCCTAGTATTAGTTTTTTTAATTATGTATATAGAAAACATACTAATTTTGCTATCGAAAATTTAACTCTAACATTCGAATCTATACCATCATTATTGACAAATATGCATATAAGCAATAATTATACGGTAAATTTGACTTCTCGTGCTGATGTGGATCTATTGAGCAATCTATATTTGGTTTTTACTTTACCAGCAGTTTATTCAGATGCTATATATAAATTTAAATGGATTGAAAATATTGGATCATTATTAATAAAAACAGCGACTTTTCAAATAGGTTCGGTTATTATAGATACTATAACAGGTGAATGGTTAGTTATTTGGAATGAATTAACATTACCTGTAAAAGATAATTTTAATAATATGACAGGTAATATACCAGCTCTCAATAACCCTAGAAAACCTGAAACAACAATAAGAATTAGAAATAATATTATAAGTGATTTTGATTATTTAGCAGGCGATGCAAATAATAATATTCCTTCAATTAATAGTAGGGATTTGTGCATTCCGCTAAATTTCTGGTTTACTAAAAACCCTAGTTTAGCATTACCTATAATTAAATTAGTAGGTAATTATAATAATAATATTAAATTACAAATTGAATTTGAAAATATAGAAAACTTATATACTGTTTATTCTGATATTTATAATATGCATATTAGTCCGAATTTTTATAATTATATGCATAACAAAAAAATAGATATCACAAAATTTATTAAACAAAATGCTTTTGTCGCACACATTGAAGCAACTTATATTATTTTAGATACAGCAGAAAGAGGTGTCTTATTAAAAACTTGCAGTCAAAGTTATTTGATTGAAAAACTTTCAATAAAATCAGATCAATTTTCTGCATCTGTCGCAAATACTGTTAACACTATACCGATACAATCACAATTAGGAATTAAAGAAATAATTTGGACATTAAAACGAGGTGATGCAATGGATAATTTCAATGACTATTTTAATTATACATATAGTATACCAAAAAATAATGAAAAAAGCATTATGAAAAATGCTAAATTAATTTGGGATGGTGGTAGCGGCAATCCATTTTTCCGAGTAGAAGAGAAAGAAGCATATTTTTATAATAAAATACAACCTTATCAGCATCATACAGCAATACCTATGCAAGGTATCTATTTATATTCATTTTCATTATATCCAGAGAAATGGTTTCCTTCTGGTTTTTATAATGGTGCATTCGTTAAAACAATTCTGAGTATGACTTTTAATTTATATGAAAATAATTATATTGATACTATATATGCTAAAAAATCTTATACAGGATCTAATAAAAAAATTTATTGCAATGTTTATGTAGTAGAATATAACATTCTAGAAATTACAAACGGATCAATTGGCTTAAAATTTGCAAATTAAAAATATTTAAAAATAATAAATGGATATTATAGTTTTCATTTTAATTGTCGTTGTTATATTATTTATTTACTATTTGATTAATGTTATAAAAGATTTACAATTAGAAATAAAATCTATGTCTTCTAGCTGTAATTTAGCTAATGCTACCAATACTACTAATAAACCTTTTGAAACTTTTGATGTAAAAATTAAAAATGATATCGTTAGTTTTCTAGATTTTCTTAAAAATTCTTTTATATAAGAATAATTTTTAATTATAATTAATATGCCTCGTAAAAAAACAGCTCAAGATAATACAGTTGCTAAAAAAGCACCTAAAAAAAATATAATTGATTCAATGATTAAAAATAATGAAAATGACGATAATAATGATGTTATTATTCAATTATCTATTCCACAGGCAAAGATTAATAATATTATTAATAATAATGAAAGTCAGGATGCTAAGATTTTAATTCCTACTCCTTATGAATCTCAATCATATTTTTCAAATGATGCAGAAAATATATCTTATGATAATGAATATCAGGCAACTAATACTATTAATCAAAATGTTAAAAATTCGAGCTGTTTCTGGTGTTGTCATTCGATCGAAGGGTCTACTGTTTATAGTATGCCTTATAATTATGATGCTTTAAATGACAATTATTTTGTTTTTGGGTCATTTTGTTCTTTACAATGTGCTAATGCGTATAATTTTGCAACTCACGGTAGTAGTGATAAAGTATGGGAAATTAATAGTTGGATACAGATGCTTGCAAAGAGATATGGATTTTCGAATATAATTCGCCCAGCTCCTTCTAGATATCTATTAAAAATGTTTGGAGGAAATTTAAGTATCGAAGAATTCAGAGAAGCACATCTAAAAACCGATAAAACATATATCTTAAATATTCCACCGATGATTTCTATTAATACAAGTTCAGAAATATTAAATACTTCATATTTAGCTAAATTATCAGAAAATAAAAAAAATAAAAAATGTATATAAAAAAATGATTAATTATTCTTAAATGAATATCTCATTATCAATTCGATGGAACCTTCATCTGATATTTATTTTACTGAATATAAAGTTAGCACAATTACTTGTAATGCCGATTTAGGAATAAATTTAAATCTTGATATTTTATATGAAAATTTCGAATTAAATGAACAATTTATATGGATTTATTATCCAAAAATAACAGATAAACCAAATTCAAGGGGTGTCTATCCTAAGAAAAAAAGGACACCTAAAAAAGAAGGTGTTAAAAAAAACCTGTTTGATAATCAAGTTACAACTATTTTCAAAATTAGTGATGTCTATTTACCAAATCTTAAAATCTTTAAAAATGGTAATATTCAAATTACTGGTATTAAAGATAAAATGATTGTTGAAAATATTATCAATCTTATTATTAGTCAAATTAAAACAATTTATGAAAAAAATACAAATTTAACAACTTCTGATATCGAAACTATTAAATTTAATAATTTTATTATACGGATGATTAATACAGATTTCAAATCTTTTACAGATGATTCTATGCAAAACAAATTCCTTATTAGAAGAAAAATTTTACATAAAATTCTTATTAATGATGTTTATAATAATAAATGTAGTTTTGAACCAGGTCGTTATCACGGTGTAAAATTGGAATATTTCTGGAATTCCAACAAAGAAAAATTAGATGGTATTTGCAACTGTAGCAAACATTGTTTCGGCAAAGGTTCTGGAAAAGGTGAAAATAATTGCAAAAAAATTACAATTGCTATATTTGAAAGTGGTAGTGTTCTTATTACAGGTGGTATTTCATTTGAACAAATCGACGAAGCATATAAATACATTACTACTATTCTTAATACTCATAAAACAGAAATACAAAAATCTGATTTGAATTTATTGTTATTATAGGATTAAATTAAGTTTAGCTATGATTTCTTCAAATCCGTATATTTCTTCCATATTATAATACATTGTATATTCGTCATTTTGACAAATTATTTTTATTTTTAATTGTTTATTATTTTTTTTAAATGAACGATTGCATATTAATTTGTTTTCTATATTATCATAATAATCATCATACATATCTAATATTTCAAATTTTGTTTCATTTCTTTTTTTGATTATATAGCAATCTATATATTCAATATTCTTGTAATTTAACATTTCAAATAATTCTAATTGTATATCATTATCATCGTCTATAATTGTATCATTGTATCTCATAGCTATTTTTTCACCATCAGTCATTAATTTAAACTCATAAATATTTCCCTGAAAATTAATTTTATAATTATAAACATCTCCGTCGTCATTATAATCTATTTTTAAAGAAACTATTTTTGAATTTTTTTTAATGAAAAGTTGCAAATCTTGAAATTCCATTTATATATAAAATAATTCAAAATTTAAATTGTCATTTTTTTATTAAATTATATAAAGTTATTTTTATTTCTTTTTATATAATTTAACAAAAGATTTATGTATAGATCTATATTCTATATAATTCTATCGTTTGGCCAAAATATTGTATTCAATTATTATCTGCTTTTATTTGCAATATTTCCAACCTATTTTAAAGACTCTGTTGTAAATGCTAAAAAAACTTCCGATAACTATTATAATAAAATGATGTTATTATCGTTTACAGATGATATTTATAATAAATATCACATTGATCTTATTAATGTTCACGCCAATATAATTAAATATATTACTGAAGACAAAAATAAAACAACTGAAGATAATATAAGTGTAATGAGTGATTTAAGTGATATGAGTGATTTAAGTGCTACTTGTGATTGTCACGATGAACAATAGTATGACATAAACCTAAAGTTATAGCTTCTTCTGAAGTTATCATTCTAAATTTACTTTTTATATTTTTAATCATTGTCTCACTCATTTTTGTTTTTTCTTTTAGTATTTGATTGATTATATCAAATACTAATTGTGTGTTTTTAATGTTATCATCTATTAATAAACTAGATTTATTATGAAAATATAAAATATTACATATGATCGATGCATAATCAAACATAAATATTCGATCACAATATAACATAGGTAATAAATCATCAATACTTATAGGACCATCTATTATAGCATAAGTAGGCTGTTTTATATTTAGAATTCTCGGAATTATATTTAATGTCTCAAATATTGTTTGATTTGTTTTTCGTTCATTCGTATCATCAAAATCTTCTGTTTTTTTTTCTGTACAATAACTGTGTCTAGGATGTATTATAACAGGTGATAAATTATCTTCAAATAATATTTTGTCTATATCAGATATCAAATTATTACAAGAGATTCTTATATTATTGTTAGGACTTGCTAAGATTTCAGATAAATTATCTTTTATTTCTATTGTTTTTGTTGTTTTGTGCAATTTAATTATTCTGTCTACTATACCTTTTTTTAAACAAAATTTAGCATCTAATAATAAATCGTGTTGTAATAATTCTATTAATTCTTCGTGTTCAAATTTTGTGCGTTCTTTGTAAATATTAACAACTGTTTCAAAATATGAATCATATATTTCAAGCATATTGTGAAGTTGTTGTTGTTTTTTATTAAATTTTCCAACTACTGAATACCCGTGTACCATGCAATAACCATAATTATTGATTAATCTATATGGACTATTTATAGAAAGGAATGTTGCAGCAGAAGCACTATAATTATCAACTATCGTTGCTATCGGATTTTTACTCAATGCAAATATACTAAATAATCGCATACCTGCTGTTAAACTTCCGCCTTTTGATGAAATATGAATTAATATAGGTTTTGGTTGTATTATAGCACCAGCTTCTGTTTTTGTTGTTTTATTTGCTTCATTTATATCATCAATTAATTTAGATACGCTTTCATTAGTTACAAAATCGTTAAAATATATATGTGTTAGTTTATTAGTAAAAAAATCATTATCAGACATTTTTTTAAATACGCTTATATCCATTATTATCTATTATTAATAGATATATATAATCATAAATAATACTTATAAACGATTTATATTTATTGTCATCATATAAATAAGTGTTTATAATTGTTGTATAAAATTTAAATGGATCTGTTTTTATTATCACCATCGTTATTAAATATGCCAAAAGCATATAAAGCCCAACAATCAAATCTTTATATGTCGTTTTAGTATTATAAATCAATAATATTGGTATTAATTTGATAATAGTATTTATAATTATGAATTTAATAATATTATATCTATTTGCACCCATAAATATTAAATACAACAACTCACCAAATGTTATTACATATCCTATTATTAATAATAGGAGTGGGTTGTACTTAGTTAATTTAAAATAGAATAATACAAACCATATGAATATCCAATATGAAAATATCTCAAACATTTAAGATTTTGATGCTCTATATATATATATAAATGTTAAATATTACTGATATCAATAATGATATTGATTTATCTGATGAAAAAATAATTAAAGGCATTTCAATGGATTGTAATATTATTTTTGATATTATTGACAGTTTAATGATTGGTGGTGAATGTTGTATTGTTTTACCTTATAATAATGTTTTTTATAATAAAACTGATAATGATTATATTTCTTTGCGTAAATATATATTAAAAACTTGTGATTTAAAAGAAGTAACTTATTTACCGATTGGAATGTTTAATAAGAATGTCAAAATGTTTTTCATTTATTTCATTAAAACAACTGAGAAAAATAATAAATATCAAACAGAAAATATTAGGTTTTATGATTATAATTTTTTTGATAATTCTAAGGAATTTTTGACAGAAGCTAATATTAACGATATCATTATTAACAATTGTTCTTTCAATTATACTGATTATCTTAAAGAAACATTGTTAGCTCCAGATTGTTATATTATTAAGTCACTATCAGAAATTGCTATTATCGATTCTGGCGATTTTGATAATGGTGCTAATAGTAGTAATGATAAATTTAAAATCTATGGATGTAAAGATGAAAATAAAACTACAAATAAATATAATAGAGAAGGTTTTAATATTATTGTAACTAAATACAAAGTATTTTTAACTGAAGAAAAATTATTTCTTAATAATTATGCTGTTTCAGTAAAACCTAAAACAAATATTATTTTATATAAATATCTGGCTTATTATTTATTTTACAAATATAAAAATATCAATCTAAAAACTTTGAAGAATTTAAAAATTTTTATTCCTTCAATTGAAGTCCAAGAAGAAATTATTAATTTTATTGATAATAATGATAAAACAATTGTTGATTTGAATAATCAAATCGATGACCTTAAATTAAAATCTTCTATTTTGTTTTATAATATAAATTGATTTAAAGACTTATATTATTAATATTATTATAAAATATTAGCATTTTCACTATGTCAAAAGAAGATAATGTAGGCATCGGAATTGACCTCGGCACAACTACGAGTTGTGTAGCTGTTTGGATTGGCGATCGTGTAGAAGTTCTACCAGATCATCAAACTGGATCTCGTATAATTCCTTCTTATGTTACTTTTACAGACGATGAAAAATTAGTTGGTGATGCTTCTAAAAATGTATCAACAATGTATCCCAAAACAACATTTCACGATATTAAGCGTCTTATTGGTCGTAAATACGATGATAGTTATGTTCAAGCCGATAAGAAATTATGGGCATTCGATGTTGAATCAGATGCTAACAATAAACCTGTTTTGAATTTTGAATATAAAGGTGAAAATAAAAAATTATATCCTGAAGAAATTTCTGCAATGGTTCTTGCTCGTCTAAAAGAAACTGCAGAAGCTTATCTTGGTCATCCTGTCAAAAAAGCAGTTGTAACAGTTCCTGCTTATTTTAATGATAGTCAACGTCAAGCAACTAAAGACGCCTGTACTATTAGTGGAATGGAATGTTTACGAATTATTAACGAACCTACTGCCGCTGCTATTGCTTATGGTCTTGATAAAATTGCCGACAATCAGAAAGAAAAGACTATTCTTATTTTTGATGAAGGCGGTGGTACTCACGATCTTTCAATTTTAAGCATTGATGGTGGTATTTTTGAAGTCAAAGCAACAGCTGGTGATACTCATTTAGGCGGTTCTGATATTGACAATCTTATTGTTGATTATCTTTGTGCTGATATTAAAAAGAAATTTAATAAAGATATTAAACAATTTCCAAAAGCTCTAAAAAGACTTAATATTGCTGCTGAAAAAGCTAAGAAGAATTTGTCAACTACTACTTCTGTACCTATTGAAATCGATTCCTTGTTTGATGGTGTTGATTATATGACTACAATTAGTCGTGCCAAATTTGAACAATTAGCTGAATCTTTTTTTAACAAATCGATTGAACCAATTTCTAGAGTTCTTCAAGATGCTAAAATATCTAAATCAGATGTTGATGAAATTGTTCTTGTTGGTGGCACTACTCGTATTCCGAAAATTCAAGAACTATTGAGCAATTATTTTAATGGTAAACAACTAAATAAGTCTCTTAATCCTGATGAAGCTGTAGCAATTGGTGCAGCAATTCAATGTGCTATTCTAACAGGTCAAGGAAGTTCTAAAACAAATGATTTGCTTCTTCTTGATGTTGCTCCACTTTCTTTAGGTATTGAAACTAGTGGAGGTGTTATGACTAAAATTATTGAAAGAAATACAACAATACCAACTAAGAAATCACAAACTTTTTCAACATATTCAGACAATCAACCGGGAGTTGATATTAAGATTTATGAAGGTGAAAGAGGTTTTGTGAAAGATAACAATCTTCTTGGTTCGTTTAATCTAAGTGGAATTCCACCAATGCCAAGAGGACAGCCGAAAATTGTAATTGATCTTTCTATTGATGTCAACGGCATTCTTGAAGTAACTGCCAAAGAAGAAAGCACTGGTAAAACTAATAATATTAAAATTACTAATGATAAGGGCAGATTATCTAAAGAGCAAATTGAAGAAATGGTAAAAGCTGCTGAAAAATACAAAGAAGAAGATGAAAAAAACAGGCAATTAATTGAATCAAAGAACGAACTTGAGAATTATCTTTATAATACTAAAAATAGTTTATCGACTAAGGCAGAAGGTGCACCTGAAAATTTTGATGAAATTAAAGCTGAAATTGATCCAGTTGTTGAAGAGGCTCTAAAATGGCTTGAAGAAAACCCTAAACTAACAACAGAAGAATATAAAAATAAACAGAAGGAATGTGAAGATAAAATTAAACCTCTAATTACTAAACTGTATGGTGCTGTTCCACCAATGCCACCTTTTCAAACCTCAACAAGTGGAGGAACTGAAGGAGGTCCGAATGTAAATGTTAATGTAAATAACGAAGATGAACTTGATTAAAAATTATTTTGATTCTAAAATACTAATTCTATTTAATAAATCATTTATTTGTTGTTGTTGTGCTTGAATTAATTTATACAATTCTTGTGTTGCACATACATTCAATGTGTATATATATTCTTTTTTGATTGCGTGGAAATCATCAACTTTTGTGCCATAAATAAAACAATTATCTGTTTCTAATTCTTTATCTATGATTATTTGGTTTGTGTCTGGTAGTATATCTATTATTTTTGTTTCTTTTAAATTATTAGATTCAGTTCTAATATTTATTATATCATTTACATTCAAATTATATAAATTGTCTTCTAAAGTTATTATATTACTACTGCAAGGAAATGATTTATAAATATTTGGTATAACTTCAGATTGTATATTTACTGCTTCTGGTATAACTTCTTGAATCTGTTGTGCTATAAATCCATAAACAGTATCACTACCTCTCGATTCTTTATCTATATATTCATATGTTTTAGGTTGAATTGCTAAAATTTTTTGTAATGCAGTATCATCGTTTATATCATTTATATTGGTTTTAATTCTACTGTCACTACTATAAGTCCAAGCAGTACTGTTTAAATATCCAGTGCCATTAACATATAATTTATAATTACCTGGATCACTTCCACCTACTATTGTATTACCACTAGGTCTGACTGTAAATAATATAGTATCAATACTAGTTGCAGTAGTACTACTACGCATATTGATTGTAAATGCTGCCGTACCATATATTTTTGAATGTGCTGCACTAACACCTCCCCAACCATTAGCGGAACCACCATAATTTAAATTGATTGAAACTCCCCAATATGAACTAAGCATTGTATCGCCACCAAAAACATTTGTTAAAGTTGCTCCATTGTTAATAATTCTGGTTTCAGCTACTGATAAACCGTTTGCAATATTCGATGCTGACATAGTTAAATCACTCATCACGTTTAATGTTGAATTCAATGATGTTGTTATTCCTATGCCAATTTTATTATTACTGTTAATGTATATAGCAGATGCACCAGAGCCTGATAAAAACATTAAATTCGTATTTACCAATGTTCTTAATATCATATCACCTGCTGCTGCACTTGATGAATAATTACCTGCAGTACCTGCTATGCCTAAATTATAATCAGTTGATCTAAAAAGTAAACTTTGTGCTGAATTTGTTGCACCTGTTATATTAATACTATCTGCGATCCATGCATTTCCATTAACTGTTAATTTAGCACTTATACCCGATGCTGTACCGATTCCTACATTTCCACCTGCACCTTCTTGTAATATTAAATTTTGACTAAAACCAACACTTTGTTGAATTGTTTGAATTTTAGCAGGTGTTGTAGCTGTTGGAGCTGATATCAATAATTGATAATTATTTAAAACTTGTACATTATTACCAGAAATAGTATTTGAATCAAATACAGTTAAATTTGTAGTATATAATGCGCCTCTACAATCTAATTTGACATTAGCAACATTATCGGTTGTGCCTATTCCTACATTTCCTGCAGGTGATATGAAAAATGATGTAAATTGAGTATTTGTATTAGCTCCTGATGTTTTTTGATTAATTTGGAATGATGCTCCGAAACTACCGTTGTCAGTTGCTATTAATGAACAATTTGCAGAATTAGTTGTATTATCATATGTAGTTAAATTTAATATTGATTTTGCTCCACTACCACCTTGTGCCATAACTGTTAATTCTGGGTTTGTTCCTTTGATATGACATATTGTATATGGATTACTTATGCCGATTCCCGCTCTGCCTGCTTGAGTTAGCTCTAATACTGGTGTAGTAGAAGTAGAAAATGATAAATTATTTGATGTTGTTGAATATCCAGTTCCTTTATGTTGTATATACCATTGTGTTCCTGTTTTTTCAAGTAATATTCCTGCTTCTCGTGCTGTATTTGCTCTAACTCTAACGAAATTATTAAAACTTGAATTGTCGGTATAAACATCTAACATATATGAAGATGGGACTGTTCCTATTCCGACATTACCACTGTTATAAATATTTGAACCATTTATAGTTGTTAATGCTGAGCTATTACCAATATTTAATGGTAATGCAGAAGTTCCGTTTGTTGCTATACAATCGATAGTACCACTTGGCATTAAACGCAATACTGGATTTGTTGCATTTTTAGTTAAATTTGTGCTTTCTGTTAACCACAATTGTCTGTTAGTTGGACTATTTGTCCCGAGTAAAAATGCTATACCATCTGAATTATTTACAGTACCATAAAACTCTGTGCCTGATAATATAATTCTAGGCAATGTTTGTGTAGTTGAATACAATTCAATAGCTGATTTAGGCAAAGATGTTCCTATACCAACATTGCTATAAATATTAGTGTATACGGTTGACCCATATTTATTCCAAACATTCGAATAAGAATTTGCTATATCTTCTTTGCCATATATTTGCAATTCTGCAAAATTAAGAATATAAGCATTAGCGTCTCCACCTACTAAACTGCTTATGACCCATCCTATATATAAATATGGTATATCAAATACTGTTGGTAATTGTCTTTCAAAATAACCAGATGAATAATTAGCAGCTGCTAATTTAGTTGTTATATTACCTGCATCAGTAATTTCAACCCATGTAATACCATCATTTGAACCATAACATTTCCATAATCCAGGTGCTCTTGAAGTTATTGCAGATCTATTATAAAATCTAAATCTAGTTAAAACAATTGGATATGGGAATTTGACTATTATCCAATCTCCATAAAATGTTTGTGTACCAATTCTAGATGTTGTTGCAGTAAATGCCCCTCCATTTGGAGTATAGCCACTGTTAGACGCCCAATGTGCACCACCTGCTGTATTAGCTAAATCGTAGTCAAATAATAAACTTTTAGGTACTCCACCACTAATAGTAGAAGACACAAATATTGTGTATACACCATGATTATTCAAAGTTAATGTTTGTTTATAATAAGTTGTTGGTAAAATATTGAATATTTCATTTGAAGATGTTGTTGTATCATCTGTTGGCGATATTGTGTCAGGAGCTCTTGGTGGAAATTGTTTTTCATTTGTGTTATAAAGCAATATATTGAATTTATCATTATTTACAAATGTTGTATTTAAACTACCTGTAAAAGACAACTCTGCTATACTTAAATTTATATCTCCTATTGTTTTTGTTACTATCAAACGATAGTAATTGTAAGATGTAAAATTATATAAAGAAAAGGTTTTTGTGGGGGTAGTAGTATAATCTGTTATACCAACTTGCGATGATAATAAATTCCAATTTGAATTATCAATAGAAGAAGCAAGAATAAAATTATTGGGACATTTTAAATTACTTGCAGCAATTCCTGTAATTGAAAAAGCAGTAGCACAAAACCCTTTATCATATTGTAATTGAATCCATTCCCCAGGATAAACAAGGCCTGAAACATTACTTGTTCTAGTTATGTAAGTTCCTAAATTGCTGTAATTATAGCTGGTTGATGCATTATAAGCAGAAGCAATGGTAAATTCATTAGTTAAATTATTATCAAAAACTAAATATGAATTTGCATTTGAAGAAGAAGACGATGTATAAGTTCCATTTTGCAGAGCATTGGTAGTTAAAGTAACAGAATTAGTAGTAGTAAAAGCAGCAGTAGGTGGAAAAATCAGAGAAGTAGTTTGATTTTCTAATTTAAAATTATTTAATTGAGATGCATCAGCAGAAATAGTACCAGTAATTAAAGCATTACCTGCAACCGTCAAATTAGAAGAAGGATTAGTTATACCAATACCAATATAACCACCACTATGAATAGTCATTCTTGAGTTTGTTCCAGTTCCTGCAGTTGTATAAAATTGTAAATCTGCTAGATTTCCAGAATAAGTAGTTGATAATATTTTAGCACTATTTGCTGAATTAAATGCTGGAATTCCAAATTCAATACCAGAAGACTCTAATGGTGCATTATTATTAGTTTCTACCCTTATCATAGCAGGTGTAGCACTTTGAACATGAAATCTTTGTGTAATAGTATTTGTGCCAATTCCAATATTTCCTGAATTATTAATAGTCATTCTTCTGGTACTGGCAGTTGATAGATATATATTACCAGCTGTAGCAGATGAAGAACCATAAGCAGCGATTGTAAGGTTTCCACCAGTAGTATTGCTGGGATGTAATGAAATTGTCATATCAGTGTTTAAGGTATTTTGAATAAATGTGTTTATAGTATCAGCACCATTGATTCTTATTCCTCCAAAATCACTATAACCGCTTACTTGTAAAGAAAAATTTGAATTATCCCAAGTACCTGATTGAGCAAATCTTACTAAAGGTTGTGATGTACTTGAACTTGTAACAGTCAATTTTGTACCTGACGAAAAACTGGCATTAGTTCCTATACTAACATTACCGTTATTATAAATATTTGAACCATTTATAGTAGTTAAAGTTGAAGTAGAGCCAAACATTATAGGTAAAACTGTTAAACCATCTGTTGCAATACAATCGATAGTACCACTTGGGATTAAACGCAATACAGGATTTGTAGTATTAGAAGTTAAATTTGCACTATCTCCTATCCATAATTGTCTATTAACAGTTCTATTTACACCACATAATAATGCTATACCCGAACTTGATGTAGTTTGACCAGTATAAAATTCTTTTCCAGATAATATAATTCTAGGTAAATTTTGAGTAGTTGAATATAATTCTAAAGATGCATTTGGCAATGTTGTTCCCATTCCAACATTTCCGTTTGATGTAAAAGTTACTCTTGAAGTTAAACTTAAAGGGCTAATTGTGCCATTATTAAATGTTAAATTATAATTTCCTGTTGTTACTTGCCAAGCTGCGTTAGCTATATCCCATAAATTCAATGATGATTGTTGACTACCATTACCAATATAAAAATTTGTAGCTGATGCACCATTGTAAACTCTAGCATCTCCGCTTACATCTAATCTATATGTTGGTATTACACCTATACCAACATTTCCAGAGGAATTTATAATCATCCGAGGCGTCGATGATGACATATTATTACCTGTATTAAAAACTATAGATGCTCCGCCATATGATGCTTCCAAAAACAAACTGCTTTGATAATTACCACTAAGAGTAGACCCGCCGTAACCAATATAAGCACTATTGTTTAAATTATTTTTCAATTGAATAGAATTGCCTGCAGTTGTTGAAGGAGATGATATAACCAATTGATAATTCCCATCAGAAGTTGTTATTGTCAATGGTCCACTCATAGTCCCTCCAGTTAATGCCAAAAAAGTTGATGAAAGATTAGCAGAAGTTAGATATGAACTAAAATTAATCAATGTACCATTGCTATATAATGATGTAAGATTTACAGACCCATTTACGTTAAGTTTATATGTTGCTGTATCGGATGTTCCCATTCCAATGTTATTACCCATATTTATATATATCGCAGCAGTACCTGGCCCTGATAAAAACATTAAATTAGAATAGCTTCTAATAACCATATCATTGGCAAGAGCAGAAGTTGAAAAATATGTTGCTGCACCTGGAATTGCAATATTATTACCATTTACAGATGTTAATTGAATATTAAGATTACAAGAATTGAAATACAAATCTCCTGTAATAGGTTTTGTAAGTCCTGCAGATAATGGTAAATATTTATTTATTAAACTAGTACCTGATTCAAAAATTGTTGTTGCATTTGTATTGCCTGAAACATTAAGCCTATAGGTAGTTGTATCTGTTGTTCCTATTCCTACATTTCCTAAAATGGCTGCATTACAATT